ACAGTATCAGGAACAGGTGTAGTATTACCAGTAGGATCAACATCTTTAGTTTATTCTGATGGTACAAATGTAAGTCTTGGAATTAGAAACAAAGGCTATGTAACTTTAAACTCTTCAACAATCACAGCGTACACAGCGGTAGATGGCGATCAAATATTTGCAAATACAACNGCTAACCCTATCACAGTAACTTTACCTGCAACACCTGCAGTTGGATCAGAAGTCACGTTTATTGATGCAAGAGGCACGTTTAATTCTAACAACTTAATTGTTAATAGAAACAGTCAACCAATAAACACAGGTACATCAAACTTAACATTAAATACTAATGGTCAGGCTTTTACATTAGTGTATGTAGATGCAACAAGAGGCTGGGCATTTAAGACAAACACGGCATAAGGAGCACGGACCATGGCTCTAATTGAATACAAATTTCTACCAGGAATTGACAAACAATCTACAACTGCAGGAGCAGAGAATAGATGGATTGATTCTGACAATGTAAGATTTAGGTATGGTTTACCTGAAAAAGTTGGCGGTTGGTCTTCACTAGTATCAGATAAAATTGTAGGTGTAGTTAGAAAACAACACTCTTTTGTAGATCTAGATGGTAACCGGTACGTGGCCCTTGGAACAGATAAGTTTTTACTTCTATATTTTGAAGGACAGCTTCATGACATTACACCTATAAAATCTACAATAGGTTCTGTTGCCATATCTTGTTCAGATGCAACTTTTGAAGTTAGTTTGACTTTTTCATCAGATCATAATTTAGAATCTGGAGATATAATATTATTAGATAATGTAACTGTACCAACAGGAGTAGGTTTAACTAACGCTGCATTTGAAGATAAATTATTTCAAGTTACAAGAGTTACATCTTCTAAAATTGCAATTGTAACAGGAACACAACAAACAACAGGAGCAGGTTCAGGTGGATCTTGTAGTGTTATACCATATGAAAAAGTAGGTCCTGCTGCACAATCTTACGGTTATGGTTTTGGTATAGGTAATTATGGTGGAACTGTATCAGGTGTTACCACAACAACTTTAAATGGAGCTTTACTTGCTGACACTGCTGGTACAGGAGGATCTGGTACAGCAATAACTTTAGCATCAACATCTGGTTTTCCAACTGCTGGAACAATCGCTGTTGGTAACGAATTAATTACATACACAGGTATTGCTGGTTCTGATTTAACAGGTATCACCAGAGGTGCAAATGGAACAGCAACTGCTGGAACATCAAATGGACAAGCACACAGTGATGCAAGCACTGTAACAAACGCTACAAACTTTTCTGGTTTTGGTAGTGCTGTAAGTGCATCGTCTGTAGTTCTAGAACCTGGTCTGTGGAGTTTAGATAACTTTGGTCAAGTATTAATTGCAACAATTGCAAATGGTAAAACATTTACATGGAATGCAGGAGCTGCAACACCATTAACTACAAGAGCGTCTACAACAACATCTGGTTTTGCAACTGGTAGTAATCCAACTGCATCAAGAGTAACGTTGATATCACCAACTACACGTCACTTAATTCACTTAGGTACAGAAACAACTATTGGAGATACAACAACACAAGATGATATGTTTATAAGATTCTCTGACCAAGAAGATATAAATGATTATGCAGCAACAGCTATTAACACAGCAGGTGATTTTAGATTACAAGATGGTACAAAAATTATCGGAGCTATAAAGGCAAAAGAAGTTATCTTGATATGGACAGATAATGCTTTGTATACCATGAAGTTTGTAGGTGCACCATTTACGTTTGGATTTGAACAGGTAGGTACAAACTGTGGATTGATTGGTAAGAATGCAGTTGTAGAGATAGACGGTACCGCTTTTTGGTTAAGTAATAATGGTTTCTTTATGTTTGATGGTACAGTCAAATCATTACCATGCACTGTAGAAGATTTTGTATTTAACAATTTTAACACTACAAAAGGACAACAGGTTGCTGCAGGTTTAAATAATTTATTTACTGAAGTTACTTGGTACTATCCATCAAATAACTCTGATTTTAACGATAAGTATGTTGTTCTAAATTATGGTGAAAAATGCTGGTATACAGGAACAGAAGCAAGAACAAGTTGGATGGATGCAACTATTTATCCTAGACCGTACGCAACTAAATATGACAGCACGGACGCTGGAACTTTTCCTGAAGTAGTAGGTGAAAGAGATTTAGGAGGCACTAAATATTTTGAACACGAGATCGGAACTGATCAAGTTAATGAAGATGGTAGCACAACTACAGTTTCTTCTTTTATAAAATCTTACGATATAGATTTAGAGCAAAGACAAAGAAATGCACAAGGTAGACAAGTAGGTCTTAAATTAGCGGGTGAAATATTTTTAGCAATGAGAAGATTTATACCTGATTTTAAAACACTAGCAGGAAATGCTAAAGTTAGTTTAGCTGTCAAAAGATATCCACAACAATCTGATAGCACAACAACACTAAGTCCTTTTACAATTGATTCAAGCACAACTAAAAAAGATACAAGAGCAAGAGGACGATTTGTTAATGTTAAAATAGAAAATGATTCTAACGGTGAAGAGTGGAGATTTGGAACTTTAAGATTAGATATACAACCAGATGGTAGAAGATAATGGCTAAGATAAACGTAAGAATACCAGAACCAAAAGAACAATACGATGTATCTAACCAAAAACAAATAAACAGAGCTTTAACTCTTTTAAAAGATCAGTTAAACTCTACATTTTTAGATGAATTAAAACAGGAGCAAGAAAGATTTTCTTGGTTTGTAAATGGCTAATGTATATAAAAATGCAAAGGTAGATCTAACTACCACAGATAACACTACAATATATACAGCACCGTCTGATTCTAGAGCTATAATTAAAAGTATTCTAGTATCCGAGGACGCCGGATCAGGGACCACGATAACTTTCACCATAACGAATGCTTCCTCTGCAATATTTAATCTATTCAAAGATAAAGCAATAGCCTCAAAAGCAACAACAGAGCTGTTAACTCACCCTTTAATTTTAGAAGAAAATGAGGTATTAAAGGCACAAGCAGCAGATGCAAACGAATTACACGTTATTGCATCAATACTAGAGATAAATAGGGATTAATATGTCATTCATAGAACAAGAAGCATCATACAGATACGAAATAATAGATGGTAAACCAGTCAAGATTATTACACCTCAAAGTGAGGTAACATTAACTAATATGAAAACAGGCAAAGAGTATAACTCAGACGCGGAGGCAATGCAAGATGTGCAAGATCCAAACACAGATACTGTAGCTGACGATATCAGAAGAGATGTCAAAGTAACAGTAGAGGCATTACCACTTGGAGGAGATTCAAAATTATAATATAATAGTACGATGGCAATAACAAACGCACAACAATATCAACAACTTGTAAACAAACCAGCAGACGGTAAAAGACCAGGATATCGTGGACCAGGTGGGTATCAAGGTGGTCCGAGTAGAGATGTTGAAAGACCTGGTAGAGATAAACCGGGTAAAGATAAACCGGGTAACAATAGAGAAGGTCCAAGTAAAGAACAATTTCAAAGACAAACGTCGTTACCAAAAAAAGCAACACCAATGGATGTTAGAGAACAAGCCAGGGTTGGTAATACAATAAAAGTAGGCGGTGTTTTGGACGAACCAACTAGACCGGGAGGTGGAGATAGAGGAGGTTTAGAAATATTTAAAGCAAAAAGACCAACAGTTTCAGTTCCAAGTTTTGGTCCGTTTTCATATTTACAAAAACCTATACAAACATTTTCTGATTACACAGCAGGTAAAAATAGAAAATTTTTTGAAGATGTAATTAGAGCAGGTAAAATTCCAGGATTAAGTTTTACTATGACTGAAGATGAACTAGAAGAAAAATATCAAGATTACATGGCAGACAGACTTGCAGGAAAAATAGATGCTTTTGGTAATCCACTAGGAGGTAGATTTAGAGATTCACAAGGTAATATTGTAGGAGGTCGTGAGGGACCGGACAATCAACCTGTTCCTCAAGCAGACCCTACAACCACAGCATCCACAACAACTACATCAGAGGAAGATGAAGATGACATAAAAAAAGCTTTAGCTATAAGATTTGCTGGTTCTGAATTTAAATTTGCAGATGGAGGTAGAATTCCTGCAATGGGTGGTGGTATCATGAACACAGATATTATAGGTGGTTTTGCTGATGGCTCTATGGATCAAATGGGTAGACAGATGTATGGTCTAGGTAAACTTGTAAAATCAGTTACAAAAGGTGTTAAGAAAATTGTAAAGTCACCAATAGGTAAAGCTGCTTTAATAGGAGCAGGATTTGGTTTAGCTGGTATGGGTCCATTTAAGGGTTTAGCGGGAAGTTCTTTTGGAAAATTTTTAATGGGGACAAAAGGAATACCAGGAGTTCCAGACGCGATAGGAAAAGGTCCTACTCAAGGTCTATTACAAAAATTATTTCTTAAAAAAGGAGCAACAGACTTTGCTTTAGCTAATTTAAGTCCTATGAAAACATTAGGAATAGTTTCTGCATTACCATTATTATTTGGAACAGGTGAGGAAGAAGAAGAACAAGACCCATACAGAGGACCAAGTATTGATATACCTAGAATAAGAAACAATCCATATGCTTTCATGGCTCCAAGATTCGAGGGTAGTCAATTCGCTGCTGACGGTGGTAGAATAGGATACGGTGAAGCGGGTGCTGTGATGAGTGAAAAAGATATGAAAAAATTAGCTAAAAGTCCTTTATATAAAGGTTTTAAAAAACTGTATGGAGCAGATCCCTCTATGGCGAAAGATAATCCTGCTTACGATGAAAAATTTGATATATTCGAAAAATTATACAAAGAGGGTTTTCAAAAAGGTGGAAACGTAGAACCTGTAGCCAAGAAGACTATGCCACTAATAGACATGGATGGTATGGAAAAGGATTATAGAGAAACAGGCGGTTTTGTAGAAATGGGTAGAATGGAAAGAGCTGACGATGTGCCTGCTAGATTATCCAAAAATGAGTTTGTATTTACAGCAGATGCTGTAAGAAATGCTGGTGATGGAAATATAGACAAAGGCGCAGAAGTTATGTATAACATGATGAAAAACCTCGAAGCCGGAGGTGAAGTATCTGAAGAATCGCAAGGCTTAGAAGGCGCTAGAAAAATGTTTCAAACATCACAAAGACTAGGAGAAGTCATATAATGTCGACGCAAACAACAGTAGCAAGACCCGCACCATTTGTAGAAGATTTAGGTAAAGATTTAGCAACACAAGTAACGGCTCAAACGGGTATACCTATAGTTACAACAGGTATATCTGGTTTAACAAAACAAACAGGTGAAACAGCTGCAGGTTTTAAAGCAAGACAAGACGCTGCAAGAGCATTTACAACAAGACAACAAAATTTAGCAGGACTTGCACCGCAAGTTGCAGGTTTAAGCACATTAGAACAACAAGCGAGAACAAGAGCACAAGCAGGACTCGGTTCGTTTCAACCATTTATACAACAAGCACAAGCCGCAGCAGCAGCTGCAACTTCACCACAAGTTGCACAACAATTTATGTCACCGTATCAACAACAAGTTATTGATACAACATTAAATGAATTTGATAGACAAGCACAGGCTCAAGAACAACGGATCAGGGACAGTGCTGTAGC